TCCTTACCATCTGGTGTACCACCCTTCTTCTTTTGTATAGCGTTGTGAACTACACCTGCATGTTCTTTAGAACCACTTTCAATCTTACCATCACCATCGTAATCTTTCTTTGCTTTCTTCTCTTGCAAATAAGGTGATCTTAGATCATCGTAAACTTGTGTAAAAGGATTACTCATTTTTTTCCTAAGTCTTATCGTATTATTTATCAAAAATCAAGTGGCAGAAATAGTTTGTCTACCTGTTTTGCTTCTGATATCCATGCTCTGAAGATTTCTTTGTTCTCATCAACGCATATAAGGTGGTTAGCACCACGTCTAAAAATCTGTCCCTGTCTATTATTAAACTCAATCATAGAACCATTTTTGAATATGTCTCCTGCTAAGTATTGTTCCCTTATAGTCCTCTCATCTACAGGTATAACATTCATCATAATATAATTGTATAGTTGACCATTACCCTTCAATGCTAACTCAGATATCTCTTTTGCTCTTGACGATCTAACTACTATATTAATTGCATCAAATCCGTGTTCGTATAATGACTGTAGTACATCGTATATTGTCTCAGCATTTGCGTCATCTACTATAGACTCTTGAATCTCCGGATACTTTCCTTTGAAGTCTTCAATCTTTGTATCTCTACTAGGGAAGATATAAAAATACTCTCCACCTGATACTTCTTCTACTGTTGCTAATATATTATCTGTTACATCATCCTTATCAAACTTATCAAAAGCAATCGTAAGTGGATTCTCTCTACTTACTTGCTGTAGTGCTGCCTTTGCTTGACCATTAGCAGAGTTAGGGTTAGGGTTTGTCTCTGATGCTTTACCTGTGCTTACCTTACTGGCAAGAGTACCTGCATCATCACCTGATCCACGTTTAGCAACCGTTGATGCTGCACTAGATCCAGCAGTGCCCATCTCATCATCTTTACCACTAGAACCACTGAACATTTTAAGTTCACCCTTGACAGTTTTTGCCTTGAGGTTTCCTTGTCTGTCATACCAGTCTCCATGACCGTCACCAACAAGTCCTAAACGCTTCGCTTCTTGCGATGCTTTAGTGATTCTTGCTTCTGTTATGAATTGAGAAAACTGTTTCACGTAGTCAATTTCTGATGGATTAGTTTCTTGTTAGATTCAATATAATACAAGCCCACTGCTTGCATGTGCTTATATTTATCTATGGCACCAGTTAGGGCATAGAAAAACTTCTCAAAGTCTTGAATTTCTTTGACCATGATCTGCTTTCTACGACTCTTCTGTGTCTTATAGACTTCGATTACGTCGTCAATTAGCTGGTTCAATTCTGATGACTGCTTCATTGAGTCTAATACCCTCCTTAGTTTTACCTCGACCCTTGAGTCGAATGTCGACTGAAGTTGTCTTAGCAATTTCATTAACAAGTTTAGCATCGATTGGTTTTAATTGACTATCGGTCATAACATAGTTAGCCGTTCTGTCACTTCCCATACCAAATAGCGATTCACCTGTCAGAGATTCTCTGACAAGTTCTAATTTGAATGCCATGAATAATTTATCACCCTCAGGTTGTCTTCTTGAACCAAGTATGTTCTGCAATCTCTCATTCAATCCACCTTCTTTCTTTGCTTTCTCTATCATTCTCTTCATGATAGGTTGCTCTTGTTTTTTAGGTCCCTCAAATGTTTGTGACAACTCATCTAGAACTGCTGCGACCTCTTTTATTTGAGCACCACCCATGCCACCCTTCTGTGCTACCTTGAATAACACGTTGTTGAGCACCTTTACTGTACCCTCTATACCTGCTGAAGACAATTGATACGCTCCTCCATATTTCATAGAACATTTATGTTTCTTACCATTCTTTACAAACAAAACATCAGTTTTAGGTTCAGGACTACCACCACCTAGTTGTCTGAATGACTTATAGAACTGTTGGGTAGGAAAATTACCCTGTATCTTGAACATCATTTCATCTGCCACGTCCTGTACTTGCTGCTCTACACCTTTCATCCTTGCCAGGTCGATGACTCCCTGCTCCGTTAGGGTAGGGTCTTTTATATTACTATAAGCAGATTTCATTATAGCATATTCAAATTGTTTTCCTCTATCGATTGCCATTACTGCATGTTCTTTAGTGTTTCGTCATCAGCATAGTCCAAAGGAGGTGCTGTCTTACCAAAAGTTTTTTTGATTACCATCATATATTCCTTACTAACTTCTAATCCTGTAACAGGACAGTCAAAGTTGAATCCTTCTGCTGTTCTAATTCTATTTGCAGATGGTGTCTTCAGTTTATTATCTCTATAAAATTTGTCACCATTCTGTTCATATATCCACTGTTTAGATGCCCACTTATACTCAGGAATCTTTTGCCATGCACTGTTTTCATCCTGATTTGTTATAGACCAACGTTGATAGTTGGGTGTATCATAGAAAGCATACGTATTACAATTAGGACCGTAAGGTGTCAGATCATATTGTTGTTTACATCTTATCATAACCCACTGATACTTAGCGTTGAAACTCCAAGCCCAGTGCCATTGTTTAAGATTCACATCAGGTTTATTTAGAACTGAATTGACACATTTCTCCATTCTATCTGCAACCCATTCAGGCACACTCTCTCTATAATGAGCGTTCCTTTGTTCTTTTGTGAACAAAAATACCCTACCTGTGCCAAATATTTGGTCACCTACTTCACCAGTTATAAAACAATTCTCTTTAAGATTCTTGTATGGTATTAGATGTGTTCGTAAAGCATATTTTTCATTAGTTATCCCATGATTTATAGCATTCAAGTTACCATACTTACCACTCTCTAGATCTTCATATGCTGTGATGTTTTCTATCTGAGTGCTCTCATCATAGTGTACATTTATTGGTATTCCTGCTCTAGCAAAACCATATAATGGAACAGTACTATCAATACCTCCTGACCACATGAGATTTATCTTCCTACCATTCGCTTTCTCCACCCAATAGTTTACAGCATCTTCTACCACCAGATCATAAGACATAGAAGTGTGTGTGTTTAGTGGTATTGGTGATAATATCTCATACTTATGTTTATGCTTTAGATGACCATTCCTACAAAGCATACGAGTGCCAAAGTACCTGTTTATCTCATTCTCACTATGGTAAAAGTATGGATTAGCTTTAGCTCTACTGCCATATTTTGTATACTTAGGAGCATACCTCTCATCTATCTCATAGGGTACATCCATTACATGTTACCCCCAAAGACAGACTTCTGTAGTGCATACCACTCTTCATTATCATCTAATCCATCAAGATCATTATCGTATAACCTCTTCCTGTTAGATGAAGGAAACTTTAGTTTGTTATCTCTATAATATTCATCACCATTCTGTTGATATATCCATTCTTTGAGTGGCATTTTATATTCTTTTGGTTTACTCCAAGAACTATTCTCATCTTGGTTTGTATATCCATACCTATTCCAGTTAGGTGTGTCAAAAAAACTAAAACAATTATCGTAAGGAGCAAAGGGTGCTATAGCACCATAGTATCTGATGCTACGAACTGCTGCTGTCTGATACTTGAACATATAACTTCCTGCCCACATCCATTGCTTTAGACTAACACCTTCTTTGTTCAAGGCATAGTGCATAGTATCATAAGTCAGTTCATCTATCCTCTTGGGTATAGTTTCTCTGTAATCTCTGTCCCATGTATGAGATGGGAAGGCAAATATCTTTCCTGTACCGAATATTTGGTCACCAATCTCACCCGTGACGAACATATTGTCCTCATTTATGTAAGGTTCTATGCCTTTTCTCACACTCATACCTGCTTCATAGGGACTAGAATCAATAGTATTGTCGTGATGGTGCATGATCATAGTCATGTTAGGATAACGATCCCAAGTTAGTTTCTCAAAAATATATGGTGCTTCCTTCTCTACTTGTGGGTCACAATGCACATTGATAGACAAACCTGTATTGTGTAGAGCATAAAATGCAGTGGTACTATCAATTCCACCCGACCATAGAAGGTTTATTTTCCTACCGTCAGCATATTTTACACATAGATCTGCTGCATCTCTACAACATTGATCTACATTCATGTCTGTGTGAAAATTATTATCTACAAACTCTGGTAATGGTGATATAACTTTATATTTTCTCTTCGTTGGTAATAATCCTGCCCTACAAATACATCTCAAACCCATCCATCTATTCAACTCATTCTCTTCACTCAGGAAGAAAGGACGATAACGAATAGTATCATAATATTTTGCAGAGGGTAAGTACTGCGATGGCCACTCAAGATATTTCATGGTATGTATTATGTAGCACAAAAAAAAGGGAGGTAAAACCTCCCTCTGAGCACTTGATAGTGTATCTATTTTGTTTCTTTGATAGAATCTACAAGTCCTTCTGGGAACATGTCTGCGTACTTATCATAGATGTATGCAGTTGCTTCCTTGAATCTTGCCTTCTCCTCATCAGACATTGTGACAACGTTGATGTTCTCTTCTTTACAAGAGGACTTCACTATGTCAATGTCTTCTACAGACCATACTCTTTCTGCTCTAGCAGCATCGAATGATGCGTCTTGAATCTTCGCTTGAAGATCTGCATCTAGAGAATTCCAGAACCCTTCACTTACAATAATTGATGTAAGGAACAGACTGTGAGATGTGTCGTTGATTGTATTCATACACTCATTCTGCTTCAGACCGAAGAAGCGAGGGTATGTTGACTCACCACCAACGATGATTCCTGACTGGACACCTTCGTTGATTTGCTCTAGTTCAATTGGAACTGTCTTAGCACCAACTGCTTCTAGTGTTTCGATAGCAATAGGAGATTTGTTACAGCGTAACTCAAGTCCTTCAAAGTCTTCTATCTTGTGTATTTCTGCGTTAGCAGGAATATTTCTGTATCCACCTGAGTATGTGAATGCTAAACCTTTTACTCCGCCCTTCTCTCCTTTAGCAGGATCTGCTAAACCGTCAAGAAGTGACTGTCCTATAGGACCTTCAAAGACATTGGTTGCGTGATCGTGATCACGGAACAAGAATGGCATATCTAATGCCCAGAAGTCTTTGTTATGCTTTCTACCTAATGTTGAGGTATACATTTGGGAAACCTCAATTTTCCCTTCTGCCATTAGGTCAAGCAAGTCATGCTTAGTAATTGACTCACCATTGTTATACTTCTCAGCGTACTCAGAGAGTGTGAGAATTTCGATATTCAAAGCACCAGGTGCTATTTGCTCCATAGATGCTTTGAACTTTCTCGCAGCTCTAAGAAACAATTCAATTGGTTCATGTGCTAAAACCCATCTAATTGTTTTCATGAAATGATTCCTTATAGTTTAAACCTAATAGTATTTATTAGATGTAAACTTTCTCAGTAGCAGAAGTTGTCTTACGCTGCCAGTCGCTCCTGTTCCAGAGTCGCTCGTGTAAGATATAGAGTGTGGAGTTTATGACCAGTGCCATAAGTCCGATTGTAAGACCTTTCCAAGGGTCACCTGATACTATCCAACCGATTACTGAGTTGGTTACCATCATCCAGCTACGCCATGTAACTGCTTTAGTGATTGTACGAGGAAAACGCTCGAACCACTTAGGATTAACAAAAGACATAATGTTTTTTGATGTAAAAGTGTTGTGTAAGAACGATCTTTTTCAATAGGCAGCGTTACTCCTAGTTCAGTTGACCCTTTTGTACTGTTTGTTACAGTGCTTTTATTTAGTAAGTATAAATTCTACAGGTCGTCTTCTTTTCTGTTCTCAGAATAATACTCTGAGAAGTGTCCGTCAGGAAATCTCTTAGATAACTTGTCTATATTCATGTCGGTTATCTCATCAAGAGAGATGTCTAGTGCCATGCATGCCTGTGCCACATACCATAGTATGTCTCCTAGTTCTATCTTGAGATGCCTTACATTCTCTTCATTGTATGGTTTACCTTGAAAGATCATCTTCTTTACTATCTCCAAGAACTCACCACCCTCTGCTGACATACCTACAGCAGCAGTTAGTAGTCGATGCATTTCAGATGTCTCTTCTAGATCTCTTATGCGATTGATAAATGCTACATGATTCTTTGATTCGTCACTTGTTACTTGGTTTACGAACTTGACGTACTTACTATCAAAATTTGAAGTCATCGAATTTAGATTTGGATTGTGATTGTTCTTTTTTATTATGTTGTACAACCTCGATATCCTCTACGATATCTTGTTGTGCTCCCTGTTCTACATCATACAGTCTCATCTTCGCTCTGTCAATGCCCAAGACAAACCTTTTGTTGATTGTCGGATCATTGTAACGATTCTTCAACTGTTTGACCATTATTTGATTAAGTCCCTCCAACTCTTCTGTGCTAATAAGA